ATGGAAAATCTAATATTTCAACATTTAAAAATTTTATATGGAAAGTAAAGATAAAAACAAATCAAACTTGTTAATAGAAAGGTTCATGACAGAAGAACCTGATGTGCTGGAAAGGGATCTGTTGAAAGCAGGAACTGTTGAATGTCTTGGACACTATCAAAGGTCCTGGGATTCACTAATACCTGTTTATGATAAGATCTCTAATTTCTATTCTGAGATGACGTTTGACAGTGGAGAGATACAATCCCCTCTACAAGATGAGTGGAGTAACAGAATAGGTAGTATTACATGTGCTATTCTTGATGTACATATTGAGGATACCTGGGATGAGATTGTAAAATTTATTGAATGGTATAATAAGGAATATAATTAAAACTAGAACGATGGAACAACAAAAATTTGAATGCATTAAGAACCTTGTAATGAATGGCACTGGTGCAATAGCTTTCTTTGCAGGAAGTACATATTATGGTACACTTGTAGAGAAAGATTATTATGAGTTGACCAGTGAACTTGGCCCAGGTCATGGAATGCCTCTTGATTCTATGATTGAATATTTTAATATGACATATGTCCTACCTAAAAATTGGTACATCAGAAGCAATAAGGAGATAGATGCTATCTTATGTAAATGGAGAGGATGTGGACATACTGACTCTGCTGAAACAGCTATATTACTTTCTACCAAAATGTGGATGCCTGATAGTCAGTTAAACTTTGTTAAGAGAACAGTTACAAATCTTACAGAAATCACATGGGAACAATTTAAGAAATATGTTCTGAAGGAAGAAGAATTTGTTCTTCCTGAGAAGTGGTGTATTAAATCTGGAGAACCTGAAGTTGCAGAATATTGTAGAGCATATTGGAACCATAAAAGAAGTTATAATACTGATGAGTGTAAGAATGCTTATGCTCATTTTCCACCTTTTGATGGTGGTGTTACAACATCTTATTATATTAAATCAGGATATACAGAAATTACATTTGAACAGTTCAAGAAATATGTATTAAAACAAAAGGAGGAAAAAACAGTGGAAAAGAAGATTATTGGCTATAAATTAGTAAAAGAAGAATATAGGGAAGCAGCAGCAAAGATTGCTAAAGTAACAACATTTACACTTTATAATGATACACATCTTAGTGTTAATTCTGATGCTGAACATTGCTTAAGAAAAGCAGGAGTGCTCAATCTTTGGTTTGAACCTGTTTATGAAGAGGAAAAGTACAATATTGGAGATTGGATTACCATTACAGATCTTAAACAGTTTGTAAGAGGATGTAGTGCTCTTGGCCGTGGTACATTTCAAGTGATTAAGTATAATGGAAGATATAATAGGGGTCTTACAATACAAGAGGATGGGTTCTTTGTTAAAAAAGGAGAAGATGTTTGGAAGATCAATGGTGATTTTGCTGCTGCTACAAAAGAGGAGATATTGGCTGCTAAATATCCTTTCAAATTAGGAGATTGGATTTATGCTGAAAAAGGTTCAAGATTTATAGATTATAGAGAGTCTACCAATATTCCAACATTTAAGCTGGGAGAAATAACACCATATGATAATCATAGCGATCTTTGGTTAAGGGCTAAAGTAGGAGATGGAAATGGTGTGAGAGCTTCTATTTGCAGACTTGCTACAGCTCAGGAAATTGCTAAAGCTACTGTTCCTGTTGTTAATATCAAAGGATGTACAGTTCAATTTCTTACTGATGGTAAGGTTAAGTTTAGTTGTCAATCTTATGACAAAGAATTCATCCTTACCCTTGTAAATGCCTTAAGGCAGAACGAGTTTGATGCCATTGATAATTATGATGGCGAGTCACTCTTTTCAAGATTAGAAGCAATCGAAAAACATCTATTAAAATAGAAACATGAATAATGTCCTTTTTGATAGTGTTAGTCGTAAAAACATAGGGGATCATCTCTTTGATTATCAATTAGAACTAGTTGATAAGAAAAGGGTTGATACCCTTGATGTTGAGAACTGGAGGTTCACTTGGACCCTCACCAGGAATCAATATGATATCTACAGGGATTATACAATTAAATTTTGTAAAAAGACCTTTAGATGTAACAGACAGAAAGCTGTTGGTATGTTTGAGTGGTTTTATAAAGAATTTGGGCTGAGGATAAAAAACTGATTATCAATATGTTGTACTATACTTGTGATGTATGTAATTGCACTAAATCATCTACTGAGTTTAGAAGTCTTAACAAATGTAAATCTTGTAGAGAGTTATATTTAAAAGCTTATAGAAAACAATATTATCAACTTAATAAAGATAAACTGGATAAGATTAATCGAGGATGGACTATAAACAATCCAGAAAAAGCTGATAATATAGCTAAGAAAACAATATTGAAAAATAAAGAAAAGCGTTATAAAAAGAGTAGAGAGTATCATAAGTTAAATAGATCACAAATTAGTAAGAAAGAAGTAGAGAGAATAAATAGTGATATCAATTTTAAAATATTGAAAAGATTAAGAACTCGACTTTATGTATCTATAAAATCAAAAGGTTCTATAAAACATAAATCTACAAAACAATTGTTAGGATGTAATATTTTAGAGTTAAAATCTTATTTAGAATCAAAATTCCTTCCAACAATGACATGGGAAAATTATGGAAGATGTTGGCATATTGACCACATAGTTCCTTGTTCGTCTTTTGATTTAACTCAAAAAGAAGAACAGGAAAGATGCTATAACTATACAAATCTTCAACCATTATTTGCATTCACAACAGTCATTGATGGTATTGAATATATTGGTAATGTAAACAAAGGAGATAAATTAATTAAAGACTAGAATTATGGGAGCTGTAAATTTTATCGAGAAAGTAAGAGCAAAGAGCATGTATGAAGCTTATAAAAAAGCTAAAGAAGATGCTGAAGAAGAATATGGACATGAACAGGGATACTCTGGAGCTATAAACTCTGCAAATAGTCCTAAAGATGTTACAGAGCATTATAAGAATTCCAAACTATCTCTTCCTAAGTATATAGATGATATGCTTGAGAAGGCTGGTAAGAGGGATTGTTTTGGCATCTGTATCGAGAAACCTGTAGCTAACACCAACAAGAGTAAGGCTAAAGTTGAACATGTTGTTGTTAAAGGAACAACCAAATGGATCCTGCAATATTGCGTATATGAAGGATCTGTTATAGGACTATTGGAAGATTCACAGCTTAAAACATTCCCTACAAAGGGACTAGCTGTAAGTTTTGCAAAGGCTCATACAGAGAAGACAGGAAGACGTACTACCATTATAATGGAGAAGCACGTTGACAAAGGATCTGCTGTTGTAGCCAGGATCTCTTATAAGAAGAGTACTCATGAGAAAGATGGACTGTATTGTTTATTTGGCATAGCACCAGATTGATATGAATCTATACTTAGCTGTTGATAAAGATAAATCTGAGTGGATTTTCTTAGGAAATCCTAAACGTGAAGTTATTGTATGGATCCAAAGTGATAGAGGAGCCACAATACCTTTACCAAAAGGTTCAATAGAAAGATTGATTGAGCGTAAAATTACTTGGAAAGATAATGCTATATTCTTTGGAAAGGTAAAAATTGATGATAGATCATACGATAACGAACCAAGTTATGATAAAAATAAGATAGCACTTCTTATAGATATGATTAACACTATGCAAGATTATATTAATCTTCTAGGTAAAGAATTGGATGATTGTGCTGTTATGTTATCAGTACATGGATGGCAGTCTAAAAGAGTACAGGAAGGAATTGATATAAGAAACAAGATGAATGAAATTAATAATAAATTAAAACAATGATTCAACCAGGAGAAAAATTTGAAGTAAATGGTATAACCCTTGAGGCTGTAACCACTACAAAAGAGTTAGGATGCTTAGAATGTGAATTCCTCGTAACAGACGCTAAAGGAATGGCAATGGGTTGTGGAGATCCGTTACATGATCATGATTGTTTTGATGATGATAAAGATCTCTTTGTAATCTTTAAAGAAGTAACAGAATGAGAGCAATTAATTTCAGAAAAGTTAAAAATTGTAGCAAATGACAGAGAAGATAAGTACAATGGAAACTCCAAGTTTTTCAGAGGAAGACGATAGAATTCCTGAGATGGATAAAATGTGGCTGTTGGAGAAAGAACAGGAAATGTTTGTCGAATGGCAGATGCAAGAAGATAAACTTCCTGCTAGATTAGAATTAACAATGCCTAAACTTGAACCACATGAAGTGGAATCTGACACCCTTCCATTTTAGGGAACTGATTGTAAAATCATATTCTCTGGATCATATATTTCTGTTGAAGATGATACATGAGCAGCTTGATCTTTTACCTCTTATGACAGAGAGTGCAAAGATCACTGCTCTTGTACAGAGTCTTAATAGAAAAGGTTTGATTACAGATGATGGATCTAAACTCACTACGTTAGGTCTTGAACTACTGGTCTTTATGGATTCTAAAGAACCTAGAAAGATTGAGAGAAAGAAAACAGACTCTTCTAAATTTGAAGAATGGTGGAAAGAGTTCCCATCAACTGATACTTTTGAATATAAAGGTAAGTTGTTTTCAGGTTGTCGAAATTTAAGACAAGGTAAAGATGACTGTCGTATCAAATTTGATAAGATTTTATTAGAAGGAGAACATTCAGCTCAGATTTTAATAGATGCCTTGAAATTTGACATATTGAATAAAAGAGAAAATTCTCTTAAAACAGGAATCAATAAACTTACATATTTACAAAATAGTTTAACTTATCTGAATCAACGTAGTTATGAAGGATCTATAGATCTAATACAACAAGGAATAGTAATTGACGGATCTTCTGAAAATTGTAGATCTGGAACAGATATTTAAAATTAGTGACATGTTTTCCACACAAAATTTATAAAAATAAAGTAAGTACATATGAAAAAGATTAAGACAACAATCATTGTTACCTGTACACAGGAATACTATGATAAGTATTATCCAAAACTACAAGCTGAAATTACTTCTGGAGAAGTTAAGAAGAAATTTACTACAGAGCATGATAAGAAAGATGGAGTGATAGATGCTGAAATAACCATTGAAGACATAACAGAATGAAAAAGCCAACATTTACAGATGTAGGAGTGGTGATGATGATTGTCACACCTATCCTGGGATTAGTATTTAGTATTTGGGCATTCAATAAACTAACTGATGACGTTGGTTCATATACCAAAGAGTATAAAGACTCTCTTGGTACTAAAATTGTCCTTGCTGGAGACACACTCACTATTGTAGATTATTCAATTGTTAAACGTACAGTGATATTATCTAATACACAGAGTATTTCTTTTGAATTTTACAAGAAAATAAAACTGAAATGACACAAGAAGAAGTTATAAGAGGCAATGTATTAATTGCCAAGTTCATGCAACTTAAGAAAAAGCCACTTGCTAAAGGATTATTTCAAGAACAATATCAACATTGCTTCTCAAACCAAGGATTTAACAAGTGGATAAATGAGGAAATGCTAAAATTTCATTATTCCTGGAACTGGTTAATGCCAGTGGTGAGAAAGATTGTAGAATATGCTTGTGATGATGATCACCAGGATGTATTTCTTTCTGACGAATATTCATCAGTGCTGGAGACAGTACCTATGGCTATTGTTGAAGATACATGGAAAGTAGTAATTGAATTTATAAAATACATCAATGATAAAAGTAATACTTGAAGTGAAAGGGGGAATAGTCAACAATGTAATTGCTGATGGTCCTATAGAATACGTATTGGTGGATTGGGATAATCTTGAGGCAGGAGATGAGTTTCCTACAGAAGAAGATTTCAGAGGATGTCAACTTACAAGTGATATTGAAGGATCTCTTACAGGATTACGAATTGATAACATTTTAAAGAATGGAGAAGATGTATAAATTCTATAAGTTACTCGGTAATGGCAAATGGAAATATGCTGACACGTTTAACAGCACCCTTGATCCTAACTATCATGCATACATCAACTGGTGCAGGGATAATGGGATCAAGTGGAAGCTGATACGTGTATTTGATAACAAAATAATGTTTGAAGGTTAAAACTATGAAAATCACAATCGAAACAAACGAAAGGATATTCCTTATTCATTTAGAAGGATGGGAAGACCAAGATTATTTTTGTAATCTTTCTCAGATACCTGAATTACTTCAGTTCAAGACTTTTAATTATCCGCCTAAAATTTATCATTATTGGAACAAAAAGTTTCAGCGGGTTAGCAAGAAAGAGCTTAATTCATTTTTTGAGGCAAATCAAATTAAATATCAAATCAAATGAGAAACCCTAAACTATTAGGCTTATTAAGGAAAGGATGTAGTATTACTTTCCCTTCAGGGTTAGTCCTGAGACAGGTTATGCAGGACGATGTCATTGAAGTAGGAGTACAAGGATACGACAAAGAAGATTTTGTTAGTATCGATGGTTATCCTCTTAATGAGAAAGGGCTTGAAGAAGCTTTGCAATATGAGGAGTTCTATGCTAGTAGATACGAAGATGAGGAGAGACTTAAACTTGAAGAACGAGAGGAGGAAATGCAATGAAGAGATTTATATTTACACTTCATTTAATTGGATTAGGTGATGACATTGACGAAGCTTGGAGAGATGCAGTTGAAGCTACTGCTTTAGATAATGATCCACCACCTATTGATTTCAAAGTAGAGGAGGACGATGACGATGAGTAATTTCGAAGAGCTGGAGAAAGAGATTCAATATGGTATGGCTGGCAGGAATAGTGGTATTCCTATGGGCTTTGACAGATTGAATCGATTTATAGGAATCAGAAAGAGAATGTATACCCTCATTGGGGGTATGACAGGCTCTGGTAAAACTTCTTTCCTTGATGATGCTTATGTTTTGAATCCTTATGATTGGTTTATTTCCAAGGAAAACATTACAAACATCAAGCTAAAGATCATTTATCGTTCTATGGAGCGAAGCAGGATCTATAAGCTTGCCAAGTGGACTTCAAGGAGGATATTCCTGGACCAGGGAATACTTATTCCTATGAATAGACTATTGAGTTGGAATAAGGATAATAAACTATCTTTGGATGAGCATGATCTGTTTCTCACTGTAAAAGATTATATCGATGGGCTCGAAGAGGTTATTACAATTATTGATGGACCAGAGAATCCTATTGGTATTGCCAAGCAATTGAAAGAGCATGCACTGGCTAATGGTAAGATTGAAGACTTGGATGAGTATAACAAGATTTATATTGAGAATGATCCAAACACAATTACCCTTGTGATCATTGACACTATGAACCTTCTGAAACTTACCAAAGATCTTACCAGCAAGAAGGCAGCAATAGATAAGATGTCTGATGAGCTTAGGCACTTCAGGGATTTTTATGGAATGTCACCAGTGGTAGTCTCTCAGTTTAATAGGGAGATTGGTAATATCCATCGACTTAAACAAGGAGATGTTGAACCACAACTTGAAGATTTCAAAGAGAGTGGTCAAACGCAGGATGATGCTGATGTGGTAATTACATTATTTGATCCTTCGAGGTATGCAAGTGTACAAGATAAGTCTGGATATAAAGTTGATAAATTTACAGACGAGTATGGTGCAAACTACTTCAGAAGTCTTAGGGTTAATAAGAATTCCTATGGAGAAGACAACATCAGGATTGGTATGGCCTTTATGGGTCAGATAGGGTTGTTTAAAGAGTTGCCTAAGAAAACAAAGATCACAGAGGCAACCTATAGTAGTATTTTAGACAAAAGTTACTTTTTAAAAATATAATTATGGAATTTCAATGGCTTAGTGAATTCCCACGCAAAAATCGTGGATGGTATTGGGAGATAGAACTTATTCCCCACATTTCAATTGTTAATAATCCTGACGAAGGATTTGCAATAGGCATAGGATGGTTATTCTGGACAGCTGCATTATTTATTGATTTAGAATAATGAACGATCTATTTAGCTCCCTTCCTCTTAGAGATTTACGACAAGAGGAGTTTGCTAATCTTTGGCTCAATACAGGAAAGTTTGGTATCTTACATTTAGCTCCACGTTTTGGTAAGATCAGGACCTCTATCCTTATAATGAGGATAATGAAACCTAAAACGGTTCTCATTGTTTATCCAGACACAAAGATTAGGCAAGCATGGTTAGATGATTTCGATAAATGTGACTATCATAATGAAGGTGTAGTGTTTACAACATACATCTCCCTGAAGAAACATTACGAAGACGAATTCGATCTAATTATCCTGGATGAGATTCACCTGATATCTCCTGCTCAAACAAGATTGACAATTGAGATGTTAGGAGTGAACAAATTTGTACTAGGGCTTACTGGTACATTATCTTCTGCAACAAAGACGTATCTGAAAGCTAATCTTAGAATGAAGGTGGTAGGAGAATATTCTATTAATCAGGGCATAGAAGAAGGAGTGCTGGCAGATTATCAAATTGTTGTTATATCTACTCCTTTAGATGCATTCTCAAGGATGAGATATCCCAAAGGGATGTATACTGAGAGGGAAAGATATGGGCATCTGTCATGGGCTGTAAATCAAAACACTGATAAGGAGAAAGACAGTAAGTTTCTTCGTCTTATGAGAATGAGGGTTATACAGAATTCCATTGCTAAAAGAAAGAAGACCATAGACATCCTTCATAAGTATGCTGATGAGAGAATCCTGGTATTCTGTGGGATCACATCAATAGCTGATTCACTAGGTATTCCTAGCTATCATAGTAAAAGTTCAGAGAAGAATGTATTTGAACGATTTGCTACAGGTGAGGGAAATCACCTGGCTGTAGTCAAGATTGGGAACACGGGTAGATGAAAGTTATGCCCGTTTAAAACCCCTCTAATTCGATGAAACCTTAATAAGTAATGTTGAAGGTAATGTCGAGCCAAGCAAAGAATATTTATATTCTTGGGCGTGTGTAGAGACTATTCCGTAAGGAAGTACACTAAATATTTTGTATATTTGGTGGAAACGGGGGGTATTATAAAAATAAATGTACAATGTATAGAATTTATTATTTGACATCTGAAATCGATCTAAATATTCCTATGTATGTAGGGATGACTAAATTAACTTTAAAACAAAGATTAAAAGAACATTTAGATCATAAAAAAGGACATAGTAGAAAAGATAATTGGAAGACTGAGAGAAATAAGAACATTACAATTCATCTCATTGAAGATAATTTTTCTACTTTTTCAGAATGTATAGAAAGAGAGTTATATTGGATTAATTATTGGAAAACTAAAAATCCAACATTAAAGAATTCAATAATTTATAAACTTTCTGAACATCCTTATACAAATGCAATAGAAAATATAAGAAAGAATATTTCTAATGGAGTTATTGCAAAAAAATGTAAAGATGTTATTGTGTTAGATGTTAATCAAAATTTCATACAGGAATTTCAAACAATTAAATCAGCAAGTAAGATTCTAAAAGTTAAAGAAGAAATAATTTCTAAAAATTTAAGAAATCTAACTAAAGCAAACAAGTTTATATTCATATATAAAGACGAATATGATATAAATATAAACTATGACTACAAAGTCTATAATGCTAAAGAAAGAAAGAAATGTTCTATAAAACCTATAGTTTCTGAAGAATGCAGACAAGCAAGACGAAAATCAATAAGTATTATCAATATTAATACTAATGAGAATTTTAGTTTTGATACTCAGCAACAAGCATGTGAATTTTTAGATTGTGATAACAGTCTAATATCCAGATGTAAAAAAACTGATAAATTGATTAAAAATACATTTAAAATTTTATAATAAAGACATAGTCCGATCCTCAGAGAAATCTGAGAAAAATAAAAGATAACTTACAAACCTTTAAACAAGGTGATTATTAACTATTTTGACAGTAATGCTGAGAACATGACACAGAAGATCCTCAGATGTATGTCTATGGAATATGATAATCCTGGCAAGAAAGCTCTAATTTATATTGTTACAACAGATGAAGATGAGGAGAAAAGATGGCTGGAAAGATCATTAAGTTTCTTTGATAAAACTAAAATTAGATATGTATGAAAGTTAATAGGTTTAGTATTCCTCTTTATGACTACGATGTTGTATATGTAGAGATAGACGAGGATGATCCAATAGATCGTCAGGTAGCTTTTGTAACTGAAGAGTTAACAAACATGAAAACTGATAAGCAGTATCTTGACGAGACTATCCAGGAGATAAAAGAAGAATCTAAGAATGGTGGCAACCATTTCTACAATCTAAGTAAATCAGTTAGTTTTATCATGATATATCCTCACGATGATCCTGAAAGACTGAAAGCTACTATTGCTCATGAAAAGAGGCATTTAGAGGATAGAGTTCTGCAACATTTCAGTGTTAACGATATCGAATCTGCTGGATTATTATCAGGATATTTAGCAAGATATATTCCTTAAAATTAGGAAATAACATTTTTAATTAGTATTTTTAATCTTTAATAATTATAAAAATGAGAAAATGATGGAAAAACAAGAAGAGTTTAAATTGCCAACAGAAATCAGTAAAGTGAGTAAATTACCACCAAGAGATTTAGTTATTCTTTCCATTCCTAAAGCAGGAAAAGGTACAATCTTTGGAAAATTCACAGAGAAATATAATGGGATTGTACTAGATCTTGAAAATGGAGGATATGATTACATCGCTGCCAGGAAATTATCAACTTATACAGATCAGAGTACTACACGTTGGGAAAGTTATCAAAACTATATCAAGTATAGAAAACTTCTTCTAGATAATAAAGGTGCTTATGATTATCTATTGATAGATGGAGTATCAGATCTCGACAATCTTTCTGAAATTGGTGGTACACTTACATATATGAATTCCATTATAGGTAAGTACTTTAATAGAGTTAAACTTGGTAATGGTAATTTTGGAGAGAAACTTGAATTTAGTGATCCTGATTGGAGATCTGTATTAACTCTTCCTGATGGAGGTGGTTATCAGCATACTAGATATTGGTTTATGCAACAAGTTGAATTGTTTAAGCAGATTGCTCCATACAGGATATGGGCTGCTCATATTCTTGATAAATATATCAAGGATAATGGTAAAGAAGAAGTAATAGGTAGTGAAATATCTCTTTCTGGTAAATTGAAGACAATATTTGCATCAAAGGTTACAGCATTGGCTAAACTAGTAGTAGATGAAGAATGTCGTTATCTCAATTTTGATGTTCAGAACGATAGTATTGTTGCTGGATCAAGATCACCAGAACTAAAAGGAAAAGTTCTTATATCTAAACAGCTTTCTACTGGAGAGATTGAAACTTATTGGGATACAATTTATGGAAAATAGTTGTATATATTTATTCTCTGATGAATTTGGAGTGCCTAAGTATGTAGGTAAAGCTAAAAATTTTAATATTCGAATAAAACAACATTTGAATAGAGATAGATTTAGATATTCCTCATATTTCTATAATTGGTTAAATAAGTGCATTTCTGAAGAAAAGGAGTATTTTATAGACATACTAGAAGAAGTAAATTCTAATAATTGGAAAGAGAGAGAAATATTTTGGATTAAACATATTAAAGAAAATGGATACAAGTTAACAAACATGACAGATGGTGGTGATGGTAATAACAATCAAGTATTTACCATAGAAAGTAGAGCAAGAAGGTCTGAGAGAATGTTAAACCATAAAGTGACTCAAGAAACAAGAGATCGTATCTCAAAAGGTCATACTGGTAAAACAGTATCTATTAAAACAAGGAATAAACTTTCTCAATATAATATAGGAAAACCTTGTTTAGAATCTACAAAATTAAAGTTTTCAAAATCAGTCGAACAATATGATCTAAATGGTAATTTTATACAGAGATTTATATCCTTAATAGAGGCTGCCAATTTCTTAAAATGTAGAAAATCATCATTGAGCAATGGTATTAAAAGAAATAAGAATGGAAAATTTAAGAAGTTTTTGTGGAAGTATGTATAAAGTAAACGAGTATTATAACTAAAAAAGTTAGAAATTATGCCAAATTTAGAAAATGCAGCAAATGGTGCAGTGATGAGAGGTGAACGAAGACCAACTGAACCTATTCAGGATCGTCCTTTGTGTGAAGAGAAAAAAGAGTGGAAACCTTCAAGAAAGGAACTGCTCAGACAACACGAAATCAATATAGGTTTCTTAGACGTAGGTTATATCATAAGGGTAGGATGTAAATCTTTTGCCTTTAAAAGTGTTGAAGAAGCTATAAATGAATTGAATATGTATGTAGCTGATCCACATACATCAATTGAGAAATGGAACAAGATTTTTAACGCAAACGAGTAAATTTTAAAAAATGAGTACAATTGGTGGAGAAAGAAGAGTAGCAACAAACTTTGCTAAGTATGTTGGACTGTTCGAAGCAAAAGTGTTGTGTGTAAATCCTGATGCAGAAGCATACAAGGATGTTTTAGGAATTGAATTGAAAGAAGACAGTAAAGCTACTGAATATCTTGGACTGAATGATCAGAATAATGCTTATCTGCGTGTTGATATCTGGTTAGAAGATATCAAAGATGGTGGAAAGTTCCCTGTCACATTCTTCCTGGAGAACAAAGAACGTGAGAACAAGGAGTTCACAAAGAAACAGTATATCAATGATGTTGGTACCTGTACCTGGGCTGCTGATCCTAACGACTTTCCTACATGGTTTGTTGGTGGTGATGGCAAGAATCCTCCTCGTGCCAATCGTGTTGCCTACAATGGTGAAGAGGAACTTTATAACTTCCTTCGTATATGGTTGAGTGAGCTGGATTATCGTGTGGCTGCCACAACTTTGCATATTGAGTGGAAAAAACTCATGAAAGGAAACGTGAAGGACATCGAAGAGCAGATCAATGGCGAATGGTGTTCAAACATTGTTTGTCTTGCCACTGTGAAGATGAAAGAGATCGATGGCGAGATGAAGGAGATTCAACGTATCTGGAACAAAGGCTTCTTACCTCCTTATTCTTTGAAGAACTTCAGATTGGTTAATTATAATGATCCTAAAGTTCAGCAAAACTTAAGGACCAGGAAGATGAAAGATCTGAAAGCTCATGAGAAATTTGTTGTTAATCTTACAGGTGAGTATGGGTGCAAAGACTCATTTTTGCTAAAAGACTTACAAGAATATAACGCTAATGATTTCTTAGTAGCTAGCGACAAAGCTATCCAGACAGATGATGCAGAATATTAATCTATAAGATTTTACAAGGGCAACTTTAAAATTAATAGTTGCCCTTGTTTTTCTTATAGATTATAATTATCTTTACCGTATTACTCATTAATAGTTAAAAGAATGAAACGTGTTGAAAGACTATTACAAGTTGCTCCTTTATGGGAACAAGGATTAGGATTAAGTGAAATAAGTAAAATTTTATCTATTTCAACAAGTTATACTTGTATACTACTCGATGAATTATATGGTAAGGATAGAGAGTATAGGCATATCTATAAACGAAGAGTCTTTACACTAAATGAAACATTCTTTGAAAATATAGACAATGAAGAAAAATCTTATTTCTTTGGACTTCTAGCTGCTGATGGAAATTTAAGTACTTCGCAGAATTCAGTTAGAATAGGGTTGCATGAAAAAGATAAAGAAATTCTTGAAACTTTTCGAAGATGCTTAAATTACACAAAACCTCTGGTTTATATAAAGAAAAGCAGTACAGATTGGAATAGAAGTAATCAATATTTACTAGAAATAAGTTCCACCATTTTTAGAAAAACTCTGGAAAAACATGGACTGACTCCTAATAAATCTTCTACTCTAAAATTTCCAGCAACACTTCTTCTAAATGTAGCACACCATTATATCAGAGGATACTTTGATGGTGATGGTTGTATTCATATAGATAAAAGAAATCATGCAGGAATCTCTATAGCAGGCAGTCTTGTCTTTTGTGAAAATTTAAAGAGTATTTTAGAAATATTTAACATCAGATCAAGTATAACTAAACATTATAAAGCTAATTGTTATTATGTACGTTCATTTGGACAGTCTAATATACTTCAGTTTTATAATTTTATGTACAAAGACGCTACTATTTTTCTTAATAGAAAAAAAGAAATATTTGAAACATGGAAACATAAACAAAAATGATTCAAGGAGTAAAAAGAACAATACTTACCCCCCAGGCAATTCTTAATAAGATTACTGAGTATGATATCTTCAGATATTATATGAAAGGAGATTGGAGGATCAATAGTGTAACCCTTTCTCCTTTTAGAGAAGAAAAACATCCTTCTTTTCTAATAGGAACGAAGGGAGGTGGGGTATCGTTCATTGACTTTGCTGATACAGAGAAACGAGGAGATTGTTTTACATTCGTCAAGCTCTTGCATCATATGGTGTCAATGGATGATGTGCTGAAGAAGATAGATCAGGACTTTGGCCTGAATATCTATACCAAATCTAATGTTGATTACAAGACCATAGTGAAGGAGTATAAACAACCAGAAGAGATTGGGAAGAGATATTCACTTATTCAGGCTTCTACACGAAGATTTACTCATGAGGAACTTGAATATTGGAATCAATATCACCAGAGCCTGGAAGATCTCAAAGCTAACAACGTCTATTCAATTAAAGAGTTGTTCTTTAACAGGAGCAAGTTTGTATTGAAGGATACAGAACTTAGATTTGGTTATCTCTATGATGGACATTGGAAGATTTACAGACCATTTGCTGATAGAAAGGTAAAATGGGTTCCTAACAATGTTCCTATTACAGCCCTGGATGGACAGGATGGAATACAATGCACCAATCTAATGATTCAGAAGAGTAAGAAAGACTTCATGGTAATGAACAAAGTGTATCCTTATAATATAGCAGTACAGAATGAGGGTATAGCATGCTTCTCCCAGGAGAACGTAACGTACATGAAAGATGTTTCTGATAAGCAGATATTATCATTTGACAGTGATATAGCTGGCGTGAAAAACTCTCAACAAATCACTAAGATCTTTGGGTTTGATTATTGCAATGTTCCTAAGGAATATTTAAAGGAAGGAATCAAAGATTGGAGTGATCTTGCAAAATCTCATGGATTAAAGATCATCGAAGATATCCTAAAACAAAAGGGAATTACATAGATGTGTCCTGAAAGGCTGTAGATAAACTACATTGCCCTGAAAGGCTGTGCAGTGCAAGATACAGATAATTTTTGACATTATTGCAAGAAAGTCAATGATATATGTTCTCGAAAAAATAGACATATCTTAACAATTGATTGACAAATATCAAAAATTGATTGATCTAGATTCGAAAAGTTATTGACATATATCAACTTGTTAATTGATTTACATTCGTTTTTAACAATTAAAACAAATATTATGAATTTAAACAGACATGTTTGGGAAGGTTGGACAGTTCAAAAGTTTATCGATGAACTTGAACCAATATTCAACATGATAATGTCAGGAGGATCTTGGCAAAAACCATTTACTTCAGATGAAGAGTTGAAGAAATGGTGTATGGATAATCAGCCATACTATAAAAAACATATTCCAGAAGTTTTTAACTATTTTAAAGAGAAATTATGAAGTACCATTTATCAATTATGAGTATTGATCCTGATGAGGATGAAGATGACAACCATCAAAAGTATGCCAGAGAAGTAGAAGCTGCTTCTCCTGTTGAAGCTGAAAGAATTGTAAAAAGCGAGTTTGCTGAAGAAGGATTACCTGTTTACTGGATTAAATTTAATTGATATGAAGAACAGAAGTTTAGACAGATCAGCAGATGAGGCAACTAATGCAATAACTGCTCTTGTAAGTGAAATAGAAAGTCTTGAAACAGAACTTGATGATCTTCAAGGTAAATATGAAGAGCTTCAAGAAAAGTTTGATGCTCTTGAAACTGATTATAATGACGTAGTAAATAATGCATTATGAGTACAGGATCAGTAAATATCACATATTGTGATATAGAAATGCAGATAGAGTATGAAGCTACTCCATACTATCCTCAAACCTACGAACATCCTGCAGAGGGTGGAGACTTTGACATTAATGAAGTGATTGTAGGTGGTGTGAATATCATCTCACTGATTAGTAAAGATGATATGGATAAAATACAACAAATGCCTATCAATGATTTAGAAATAAATGAAGATTAAAACCAACAAAAATGAAAGGCGTTATTTACACAACAACAAAGGAGCTGTTAATAGGCACTCCTCTTCCTTTAGAAACAAACACTTATAAGCCTGTAGAGCACGAAAAGCTTATAGATTTGACATTAGAAGGAATTGCCCAGGCAGGGTTCAACATTGAGAAAGAAGTATATACCTCAGCCAAGTATGGACAGGTAGCTACAGGACGATTCAGCATTAATACAGTCTCAGATAATGAGATGAATTTGCAGATTATGTTTCAGAACAGCTATGACAAAAGCTTACCATTAAAATTCTCTATTGGTGCTATGGTGCTAGTATGTGAGAACGGTATGATAGCATTCAGAAATATTGATTCCTTTAGAAAGAAACATATGGGTGATATTCAGACCCTGGCTCCACAAAGGATTGCAGATTATATTAAGAATGCTGGGGAAATATTCCAAGGCTTACAAGGAGAACGTGACAAGATGAAGAACATCGAAGTCAACAGAAGACAAGCTGCAGAGTATATGGGAAGAATGTATATCGAGGAACAGTTTATTGAAGCTACACAATTGAACATCATTAAACGTCAGCTAGACAAACCTACACATGATTACAAATCTCCTGGTAGTCTCTGGGAGCTCTACAATCATACAACGTTTGCCATTGGTGGTATTAATCCAGGACGTTGGATGGAGGATCACATGGCTGCTCACAAGTTCTTCAGTGACATAGCTGAAAGTGATCATATGGCTGCTGCAACTTTGGCTGCAGATATTATCGAAGAGGCAATTATCATCGATCCAAGACTTCAACAACTTAAAGATTATCAATAAAATGGCTGCAACGTTTATCAAAATCAATGATGTTCGTTTGATCAAGAGTTCCATCAAACGATATATACCTAACGGTAATACAAGTATCAACATCTATTATTGTCCATCCAGGAATAAGATGGATGTTGAGACATTTAGTTTCTCTACAAAGAAACTTAAAGATGAGATGATTGCTAAACTTGATGGATTATTCCTATGAAAGTCAGATGTATACAACAAGGTGTAGTGTCAATGAATGTTAAACCACATCACATTCCTATAGTAAATCAAATCTATACTATAAAGGAAGTGATTGAGAATTCAATTACTCTGCAAGGTACGAATAACAGAACTTGGTATGTACTTGAAGAAATACCTATCATGCATCATCATTCATCAATATTTGAGGAATATGTAGAACCTCTTAATATAATCGAGTATTTAAAATCAAAAGTGTAAAATTATGAATTGGGAAAATTTCAAAGACAAGTTTCATGAGAGCTGGCATCCAAAACTTAAACCTTTTGTTGAGAGCCAGGAGTGTGACAAGATCTATGATTTTCTTAAGAATGAGTCAAAGCGGGGTAAAAAAATAGCCCCGCTTTCACTTAACACCTACAGGTGTTTTCTTGAGACTCCATACGATCAGATTAAAGCAATATTGGTAGGGATGTGTCCGTATCACACCTTCAGAGATGATAGTCCTGTTGCTGATGGGTTATTGATGGGCTGCAGTATTACTAACTATGTACAACCATCATTAGATAAATTCTACAGAGGAATTGAGATTGACTTACATCAGGGATTAAAGATGAATCATAGTAATACACCAGATGTGAGCTATCTTGCTAAACAGGGAGTGCTGATGTTAAACGCTGGTCTCACTGTAGAAGCTAACAAACCAGGATCTCATAATGAGATATGGGAACCCTTTATGAAATATCTGTTTCAGGAAGTGTTCGATGTTATCAGGGTACCAATTGTAATGCTGGGAAAAGAAGCTACAAATATTGAGAGGTACATCGATCCATTTACCTGGACATTTGAAGTCTCTCATCCTGCCAGTGCTGCATATTCAGGAAGTGAATGGGATCCTGAAGGAGTATTTAGAAAGGTCAACAAGATCTTACACGATACTAATAATGAACAAATACAATGGTTAGATATAATAAATCCTTAAAATGTTAGATTATCAAGAAATGTATGAAAAACTCTTAGCAGAGTTCGAACAATACAAACTGGAGAGTGTCAAATGGGGAACTCTTGATTTCACATCATCAGAAGTAGATGGTATGCAAATATCAGAAGATAAAGCCCAAGATGCCTTAGAAGACATGATAAGACATCATGATTGTAATAATGGTATTACTTGGGTAACTGTAGATCATTATCTCAGGATGTATGGGGGAAAAGTACCTGAAGGTGAAGAACAATGGAGAAAAGATTTAATTAAAGAACAAAAATCATATTCATAATAAACAAAGAAGGAGAATGATTCTAGAAAAACAAACAGAAGCTGATGTCCTCGTAGAAGGGGAAATGAGTGACACAATTGCAATGGGGCTAGACTTAGATTCTGCACAGATGATTATGCAGATGTTAAGTAAAAATCTCTATAGTGATGAGATTGGTTCTCCTATTAGGGAGTTGGCAAGCAATGCCCTGGATAGTCATAGAAGAGCTGGAGTTGACAAACCAATTGTAGTTTCACTGATACGTAATGAACAGTACAATTATGAATTCTCTGTAGAGGATTTTGGTATTGGGCTGGATGCTGATGATATTAAAAATATCATTAGTAAATATGGAAAGAGTCTGGCTCGTACAGAAGCTAATGCTCTGGGAATGATGGGGTTGGGATTCAAGAGTCCCCTGGCATATACCTCTGCTTTCTACTTCATCTGTAGGAAAGATGGAATGGAACGTAAGTATATGATGTATGAAGGAGAGAATGGTAACTCTATCGATCCTTTATCTGAGCAAGAGACAGACCAGCCTAATGGTGTTAAAGTTATTATGCCTATCAAATCTGGTGACAGATACTCTTTTGTTACTAAGATCAAAGAACAATTGGCTTATTTTGAAAGTGTATTCTTCAATTGTGATGGATATGTATCTAACGATTACAACATTCATCGCAGTGAGCACTTTCAATTTTCTGACATGTCACAAGATCAGAGTATGCATATTTGCCTGGATAATGTTTACTATCCCCTTGATTTTATTAAGATGGGTATTGATAGGATCAATGTTCCTATAGGATTGAGATTCACTCTGACAGATGGGTTGTTTCCTGTTCCTAACAGGGAAGCTTTGAGATATACCCCTGAAGCCAAGCAGACTATTCTTAATAAGATTCATCAGGTAGCTGATTATTTTGTTGATAAGTATAATGAGCAAGTTGTTTATACAGATGATATCAATTCTATCTTTCAGTATTATGATACAAAGGTAAGACATGTAGTAATAGAAGGTCGTTATTATGACATAGCTACATTAATGCCTTTTACTACAAAATCTGTTTCAATTCCTACTTATAAAGGGATGAAGTATATTGATATGAAGAATGTCTTTAATCATAAAGCACATCTTCTGAAAGAGTATCGAGCAAACTATGTCTATCGTAATGGTAAGGTTACTGAAATTAATGAAGCTGTAAAGGCTAATAATGTAGATAACATTCATTATTATCTATTTACTGATAAAGTATCAGGTAACAAGAGAGAATATATGAAGAGTATCTATGCAAGTAATTCTTACTTTGTAAAGAAAACCAGGCCATTTGTTCTAGGTAATCGTCACAGCACTAATACTGATAACTATCATGTACTTCTTTCACTTCACAAATATCCTAAGCATTTGTGGAGAAAGATTATTGTGGAGTATCAGACTCTTCAGCAAATCTACATTAGTCAATTTAAGGATTACGATGCAATCGAAATCCCTAAGAGCTGGCATGATGATAGAAAGAAGAAGAGGATATACACTGGAGGGGGCAGAAGGACTAAACTTAAAGGACAGATCTTTGGAAAGATTTGTACACGCCTTGAGAAACAAGTACGTGACAAGAGTTCAAAGCTTGTACCTATTACCCTGGACCTAGAAGATCTTCACAAGTTTAAAGGACTTACTGTTTATACTTCTTATGATGATGCAGATCTACTTGATCCTTTATATAAGATTACGAATAGGGTTAAGATAAATCTTAGGTATGTAGCATTCTCTGACAGGGAGATGAAACTTGTCAAAACATTAGACATTCACAATTTAATATCTTATGACAAATTTATGGAAGGTAACAATATGCCATTCAAACGTCTGATCACAGCCTATCTTATCGCTGGACTGATAGATGAGCAGAAACATGTATTTAGTAAACTATCTCATATCGAAACTGTCTCTACTACTCTTTATAACAAACTGAAAGAGTTGAAAGATTATAAGAGAGATCATTATAACAATTCTAGTGATTCTATATTCAGAGCAATGCTTGAAGTGGCCCAGGAACATCAATTGTTTGATCCTTCTATTTATTCAACATATCTAAGTATCAAAGAATTGTTAGATAAGCTAAAGTTTCTAAACATTGTATTGAAACAAAGCATTGAAAATGGGTACAGTTACAGAAGCACTTATTTTGATGCTGAAGAGACTCATCAGCTACTCGTAGATATGTTTAAGTATCACAAACAAAGAGTCAACCTGGATAATTACAAGATCTCTATGAATCCTGATCCTATTGTATTGGATACAATAGTTGAGGATGAAGAAGATCTACCTGAGCAGGACGATCTTGAAGAAGATGAAGCACTCACTGATGAAGTATTACAAGAATTACAAGAACAAGCAGTATAAACATTTAAAAACCAAAGAATTATGAGTTTATTTTCGTTAGATTGGTTCAAGTCTGAAAGAGACAAAGAACTTGAACTATTAAAGATTGAAGAGCAGAGATTGAGAAACCAGTTGCTCCAGAAGATGTTAGACACACCTGATCTATTTAAAAATTCATCCAATAGAGAGGCTAGTCATAACATAAAAGCGATTTCAACATCTGGTAATATAACTATCCACATAGATCCAGAAGAAAACGTTACAGATTCTGAAAAGAGTGTTACAATTGATGAGCAGTTACCAAGAACAATTCCTCCTCAGGATGTTGAATTGTTGAAGGAGATAACAGAAGAAAGACCTAGTGTGACAATTGATGAGTCAAGACCTTACGACTATTTGTATACAGATCAAGAGAATCGTACAGGATCTTTAGGAATAAGATACACTGATGAACCTATTTCTGAAGACGTAGTGTTATTAGATGCTGAACTATCTCCTGAGCAAGAAGTTAAACTTAAAGAGTTAGTTGAACTTGCTGAGATTGTAGAAAAAGAACTTAGACCAGAAATAGTAATTGAACTAATTTCTGAAGAAGCTGTTCAAGAGTTTAAAGAGAAACTTCAAAAATTTGTTGAGAGTGAGAAAGTAATAGAGAAGACTCCTCCTCCCCCAGCTACTATTTACAAAACAGCAAAACTTATCAACAATGTTATCAACGTTATCCTTAGAGATGGAACTATTCTTACAAAGGTTGGTGTAGACAGGGAATTCTTCGAGAAGGTAAAAGCTGCAGAGACAGAACAGGCTATTCGTGATCTATTCATTCCTCAGGAACAGATTAGGGAGAAGAAGGCTGATGATGTCAAGAAAGAAAAGGTAAAGAAAGAGATTGAGCAAGTTAAAGCAATACTCAAAGGAGTAGACCTTTTGAAAGACTGTCCTGATTTTAAAGTGATAGATGATGCTGTTTATCTAAAAGGGATTGATAGGAGTATCCCTAAAGTCTTACTAGAAAAGTTCATTAGCTTATTTGCCAAGTATGAAGGATTAAATGTAACGATCACTGACGAATTCTTAGCATTAAAGAAATTTTGGCTAAAGTGCTGCTTGAATCCTAATGCCCAGAGTGCAGAAGATCTCTACTTGTTCCTGTCAAAACATCAATTCAAGATTGATAAACATGGTAATTTCTATGCATATAGACGAGTGGTGAGTCAGAATACATCTAAAGACAAAGATTTGGTTGATTTTATTTCTAATACACACAATAAAGTAAAAGCTGTATGGAAAAAGAAACCAGCTATTTTCGATGTATACTCTCGATTAGGAGAATACAGATTAGTTACAGATGAAAAAATTCCTAAAGAAGACAATCCTTTCTGGATAAAAGTTGGTAATCTTAAGGATTTGTATGAAAATCTTCCTAATATGAAGGAGAATAGTTATACAGATGCTCAAACACATTCTTATTCTTATAAAGTAGGAGAAGTAATAAGTATGCCAAGGAATGAAGGAGATGACAATAATACAGTTAGCTGTAGTAAAGGTTTTCATCAAGCCAGTAAAGAATATGATTACAGTGGATTTGGAGACACACCTATTCTTAGCATTGTTAATCCAATGGATGTATTAGCTGTTCCAGAAGGAGAAGTAGGAAAACTTCGAGTTTGTCGATGGTTCTTTGCAATGACTCTTCCTGAGAAAGAAAAGTACATACTGGACGATGATGCATTTGATGTTAGTGACCTTGGAGACATTTTTGAAGAGAAATGCATGAGTAATATTGAGGAACATGTAGCTACTAGTTATGCTGAAGAAGTAAAACGACATACATTTAATGTTCCTAAGTTATTTACAGAAAGTGCAAGTTCTATAATCTCATGTCTTGGAGAAATAAATACTGTTCTTTCTAAAAGAGTATCTATAATTAAATAAGTTAGAGTTGATGATGCCCAGAGATTTTATTATCTTTGGGTATCATTAATTTAATTAGAGATGGCTAAAAAAGGAAAGATTTTAAAAGAAAAACCGTTTGCTGATGGTACAATGACTAATGCTGCATTTTTTGGAATGATACGAGCTGGTCTTAGAAATAAGAGTAGATGGTATCCTCCTATAAAGACTTGTAAAGATAGAAATAGAGTTCCTTATATAGGTACAAATAAACGTAGAAAATGGTCATATCGATGTGAAAACTGTCATAAATTGTTTGATGCAGAGAAGGTTAAAGTTCATCATAAAATTGAATGTGGAGTATTGAATTCTTTTGATGATTTACCAGGATTTGTAAAACGATTGTTTTGTGATAGTATATCTCTTGCTCTTCTATGCGATGAGTGTCATGTAAAAACACACAATTGATTATATGGAAAATAAACTGTTATTTCTTTATATAAAAGAAACTCCTTGTGGGCTTAAATATTTAGGAACAACTTCTAGAAATCCTTTTAGATATAAAGGTAGTGGGAAGTATTGGTTGAGAGTTGTACGAAAATATAAATATAGAGCCAGAACTATTAAAACTACTATATTATTTGAAACGCATTCAAGAGAAGAACTTAGAGAAAAAGGTCTATATTATTCTAAATTATGGAACGTAGTAAATGATATCTTCTGGGCTAATTTGATTCCAGAATCAGGAGAAAGTAGTACAATAGGAGCAACTGTATCTGAAGAGACTAAACAAAAATATCTTCCAAAAATATTACACAGAGTAATGAGATTATCAGATAATTTAATCTATGATTCAGTAAATCAAGCAGCTAGAGAAAATTCTATATATCCTAGTCATTTAAGACATAGACTTAATTTAAATGATGTTTCTATAGGATTTAGATATATAGACTCAGTATTACAAGAGAAAGCTAAAAATACTGAACATGTTAAGTTCATAAAACAAAATCTTAGAAATGTAAAAAATATACCAAAAACTAGTTCATGTATTGGAGTATCTTGGAATAAGGAGAAAAATGTATGGGTGTCACAAATACGAATTAATGGTAAAAAATCATTTTTAGGATATTTTAATAATGAGATAGACGCTCATAACATTTATCAAGAAAAATTAAACATAATAAAAAACGCAAAATGAAAAGAATGGATAATAAATATTTTGTTCCAGATATAGAGGATCTTAGAGTTGGTTATAAGTGTGAAGTTAATGCTCTTGCTACAGCTGACAGAAAAGAAGATAAATGGGTATTTACATGTATACAGAGAATTGATCATATTGAAAGAGCTGAGATAGCTTTAACTCTTAAGTATCTAAGAACTCCCTATCTCACCAAAGAGCAAATAGAAGCTGAAGGATGGACTTGTATAGGACAGAATCCTTACATCAATAATAACTTCTATTATTTTAAGAAGGATGGAAGATTTCTGGATTTTAATGGTGTAACTCATGAAATAAAAATAGCAGAAGATTCTGAATATCCTGATTATAATGGTGAATGCAAATCCGTAAATGAATTTCGTTTTATATGTAAACTATTAAAAATATGAATAATGAAATAAAAGAAACGGGTATGTTCTCATATACAGTAGGACGTTTGTGGGATGGATGGTTGGAATTTAGAGATGAGCAAGGAAAGAGAGCAAAGGATGCTCACAAGTCTTTAAGAGTGACAGTGTTAGCTGAACGCAAAGACTACCAAATCATTTCTTTAAAACAACTCCTCGAATACAAAGATGAGGATTTGATAAGTAAGAAGGCAGATAATCGATTTAAAGAGGATTTCAAATTATATCGATTTGAATGGAAGCCTTTTCAGGAGATAGGTAAAACATTAACGTTTATAGAAAAAACCAAAAATGGCAATAAAAGGGGTAAGCAAAACAGAAGCAAATTATAACATTATTAATTTAAAATTATAACAAAATGAAAAATATTACAAAAGAAGAAATAGTATTGATTATTAAAGAAGAGTGGGATAATTCAAGACTAGGAAGTTATTTTACAAACAATACTCCTGATTGGATTAAAGAAATAGTTCCTAAAGAGTATATTTCTCACCCAATGGATACAATTGCTAATAACGCTGCTAATAAAATTTTAAATATGTTGTGATGCCAGTAATATATAAAATTACATCTCCTTCAGATAGAGTTTATATAGGACAAACTTGGAGATGGTTAAAGAGAAATAACGATTATAAAAATACTAAAGCTAGAGGACAACCTCTACTTAGTAATTCTATTTTAAAGTATGGTTTTGAAAATCATAAAATAGAAATCATTGATACTCTTTCTGAAGATGTATGTCAAAAGGAATTAGACAATAGAGAAATTTATTGGTGGCAACACTATAAAGATTTAGGATGTAACATGTTAAATGTAAGAGAACCAGGGAGAGGAGGAAAAGTTTCAGAGGAAACTAAGTTGAAGATATCTAAAAATAACAGAGGATTAAAGAGAAGTTCTGAAATTATAAATAAACTTCAAAATCTACCCAGATATAATAAACCTGTATTATTATTATCATTAGAAGGTGAAGTTTTATTAGAATTTAATAGCAGTAAGGCAGCAGCGAGATATCTAAACACAGTAACATCCTCTTTCTCTTCAGGTTTAAAGGGAAAAGAGGTTACGTGTAAAAATCATAGAGTGATATTAAAAGAATTTTATGATCCTTTATCTATAAAAAGGATAGTTCATAAAGGATCTACTAAAATAAATCAATATGATTTAGAAGGAAACTATATACAAAGTTTTCTTAGTATAAAAGAAGCATTAAATAAGTTAAACATTAAGGATACAGGCAATATTTCAAGAGCTTGTTCCAATTTACAAAAATCAGCATATGGCTATAAATGGAGTTACAAAAATGAAGAATATGTATACAGAAAACAATTCAAAAAGCGAGAAAGAGTATAGAGCTATTGTCATGGATTCATCGAGTTCATTGAAAGATTTTTCCATAGATAGAAAATTATATTTTAGACGTTACTTAATGTCTGAAATAGTAGAAGATAAATTTAATCAATCTCTTCTCATGGGACAACTTGTCGATTGCTTGTTATTGACACCAAACGATTTTGATACAAGGTTCTACATGTCAGCATGCATCAGTGCTCCCACTGGAAACATGTTGAAGTTTGTAGAAGCTTTGTATGATCGTACCAAGGAAGCTACTAACAACGATGGAGAGGTTACTCGTTCCTTTGAAGATATAAGCAGGAGTGCTTATATTGATGCTGGATACAAGATTCCTTTTGATAGAGTAATAAACTCTTTTGTTGGCAGTGATAACGAGATCTATTACAACGAGATCAGGAAGGTCAGAGGTAATGATATGTCTGTAGTAACTACTCAAGATGTCTCTAATGCAGACAGGATCATAGAAGAGCTCAAAACTAATCCTATTACCAAGGATATAGTAAACATGGTGAATAGTGTCAGATACACTGTCAAGAATCAAATACAGATAGAAGCCTACAAGGTAGGAGGACATTTGTTCAAAAGCATGATGGATAAAATGATAGTTGATCACCAGGAAAAGACAATTCAGGTGTATGATCTGAAATGTGTATGGGCTGTTGAAAACTTCTATGAAGAGTACTATCTTTATCGCAGAGCCTATATACAGGCATATCTCTATTATCGTGCAGCATTAAGCTTAACAGTGGATCCAGAGGGAGATCTGTATGGATATAATGTATTGCCACCAAAGTTCATCGTATGTGATAGTACCAACTATTACAGTCCTTTGATATACACTCTTACAGAGTACGACCTTGCTGATGCACTCTTAGGATTTACATTTAAAGGACGAGATTATCCTGGTGTAAGTGACATAATCGAAGATCTTCTATGGGCTTTGAAGAATAATGTTTGGAATATTTCCAGACAGAATTATTTAACTAACGGACTTGTAAAATTAACATCATGAGAACATTTAAAATTCCTGTGAGCTGGGAAGAGTATGGAATAATAGAAATAGATGCTGAGACCATTAAGGATGCTATTCGAATCTTTGATGAACAATCTGATGATCTTCCTTTACCTGAAGGTGATTATATTGATAGTTCTTTCAAACGACAGAGTAGAGAAGATTGTGAAGAATTTAATGATGTTTTTGATAAAATAAATAAATTAAATGGAGATAATTAGAACAGTAACTACTATATTTATGGTCCCAACTTTAAACATTCCAAAAGATAGTTTAAAGAATAATGGGTTTATCAATGGCTATATAAAGGATATTAGAAAAGATGTACAATATGAAAATTCTGTATATGTTCTTTTTCAACCTAAAAATCTTGATAAATTTAGAGAATTCCTAAATAATGAGTATGATCGCACAAAAGCAATCATCGATGAATATGATTACGAAGATGGATATGTTGTAATAGTTTATAAATTAGATTCTAATTTTAAAAAAGATTTTGATCTAATCAAATTAGGACAATATTCTAACACTTCATTAGAGTTTCAACATCTGTTTCCTGAAAAAGTAATAACTACTCAAAATGGTCTTCGTAAGGAAGAATTTACTCTACATCATAAGATATTTAATAAGTCGAAAGATTTAATCAAGTATTGGGAAGTAGAGTTTGGAGTAATTTTTACAAAGAATCAGGAGACTTGGGAAGGATTTTTTGAAGCTAAAGAAATATTAAACCTTGATAAATTAAAAGAAAATGTTCAACGAACAGTTGTATAAGGAGTTAGAACTACGCTATGGTATAGAAAGAATGACCTCGTTTGCAGAGATCGAAGCTACAAAGTATGACCTTCTATTTGCTGATAGTGATGATCCTCTTAATGAAGGAAATTTTGAAAGGGATTGGTGGCTCAATAAGCATGCTGAACTCTTAATTTTTCCTATGAATATATCTGCAGTGGAGGATATCAAGAGTGTTCTTCTGAAAAGAGGTTATACAGATATCACCCAGATACGAAATCGTAACGAATTTGACGATGACACAAAATGATTATGAATTCCTAAGGAACAAAGGATTTAGAGTGTACAAGATAGATAAAGAGAAGATCTGGATTAAAAACAGAAAAGGTTGGAGTCTTGTATGTGAATATTCTGAAGCTAGATGGAACGAGATCAAAGCTCATGAAAAGACGATTATTGATTATTGATTGATGATGATTAGTCCCTGCGATGTGTGGGGGCTTTTCTTTCCTTTTGTAATTAACAAGAATAAATTTAATATGGCAAAAAAGACTGAGAATGTAGAAGACAAGGGTAAGACAAAAACACAACTCGCCCTGGAGAAGTTGGACAAAGCCTATGGTAAAGGTACAGTGCTGGCCCTTGACAGTAGACCTTATGGTAATTACGATGTAATTAGCACAGGCTCTATAGGATTCGATTGGATCACCCTGGGAGTTGGTGGATTTGTAAAAGGAAAGCTTTATGAACTGATGGGATGGGAAGGTACTGGTAAAAGCACTGTATGTGGACATGCTGTAGCTAATTGTCAAGCTAAAGGTGGAGTAGCAGCATATATCGATGGAGAGCATGCTGTAGATAAAATCTATTTCAAAAATCTGGGAGTTGATACAACAAAGCTGTTATTTGCTCAGCCTTCCTCAGGAGAAGAAGGATTTCAGATAGCAGAGGAGTTGATCAAAACTGGAGAGATAGATCTCATTATTATCGATAGTGATAGTTCATTGATCCCTAAAGCTGCTATGGTAGACGGTGATGTTGGAGATAGTACCATTGGTAAAAAAGCAAGGCTTAATAACAATGCCTATCCAAGATTAAAGAACGTTCTCTCTCAAAATCATGTTGCTGTAATCGTCATTAGTCAATATAGAGAAAAGATTGGAGTGATGTTTGGTAATCCTACCACTACCCAGGGAGGCCATGCATTGAAGTTCTATTCAGATTGCAGGATTGAGATTTCCAGGACCATTGCCAAAGATGATGATCAGGCTTATGGAAATATCACTAAGCTAAAGTCTACAAAGAATAAGATGTCTCCTCCATACAGACTTTCTCAATTTGAGATTGTATATGGTAAAGGCATTGATATCTATGATGAAGTGGTCCAGCTTGGAGAAGAGTTTGGAATCATTAAGAAGAGTGGAAGCTGGTATTCTTATGGAGAGACAAAGATTGGTCAGGGAGCTGATAGTGTAGCTACATTGCTTGCAGATAATCCAGAACTCTTTGATAAGCTTAAAGCAGCCATTATTGAGAAGATTAAACACACAGATGATCTTCCAGTAGATATGACAACAGAGGATCCAACAGAAAAAGTATAATGGGACTTATTTTAACAATAGAAGATGATGATGTGGAGTTCTTCAAGAAACAATATGTAAATCTTGGAGAGCTTCACGCTGCCATTGAGAAAGCTCTTTCTGAGGAAGAGATGACAGATGGTGAACCTGGACCACACGAACAGTGGCAACAGCGTACTAATTATCTAATTGATATGTATAACAGCAGATCACATTTTAAAAAGTTTGACAAAGTATGAAAAACGAACAACAAGAAGTAGAAATGCCTGAACAAGGTGTTACTGTGACAGCTCCTAAAGAAGGATTTCATGGTACGTGTGGCGTTAGTCGTTCAAGTCTTTTCACATGAAGACTGTGTGTAGGATATGTGGAGCGAAGGCAGAAAGTGAATTCTGCTTTCGCCACAAGCCTCGTAAGGCTATTCCTAAGAAGATAACCAGATGGGGAATTACTTTTAATAATATGAGACAGTTCTCTCATAAAATTACTGATGGAAGACCTCCTGATGCAAACGGTGTAAAAGAGTGGGTAAGAATGCATGAATTTTTCATGTTAATATGGAAGACTCGTCATCATGTCTCAGGAGTATCTGGAACATATCTAGGAGAAGAACCCCTGATAGTCTATTTTCATCACATTCTTCCTAAGAACGATAAGAAATTTCCTCAGGCAAAATACGATGCTGAGAATATTATTTTATTAACTTTGGAGGAGCATGAAAGTGTTGAACTTGATATGTATAAGTATTCAGAAATTAACAAAAGAAGAGAAAGATTAATTGTGAAGTATGGCATTATATAAATTATCGTTTCCTTTATATGGAAATAGAAATATGACTATTTGGGCTAATGATCAGTTTATGGAATATTTTCATAATACTGTAAGAGAAGAATTTGAGAAACAATTAAAAACCAACAAAAATGAATCAGTTTTATTACACAAGAAAAGAAGTTGCACAGCCCCAACCAGGAGACACAGAACCTAGGTTTAATGAGGGTATTGACAGTTTTAACCTGGACAAGGTTGTCAGAAGTATCCAAATGGACAATGGAGGAAGACTCATTCTTCTGGATGATATCCATGAGCGTGTTCAACAGGTAGAAGTTAAAAACTCTAAAGGTAAAGTAACAGCTATCAAACGTGAGAAGGATGCTTTTCAAAGTGAGATTCATCTAAATCCTGAAGACTCTAAAAGATTTATTGAACTTACAGCAGTATGAAAGTCTTAGTATTTACATCTTCTTATTATAAACGTACTTATATGCTTAGACAGTCCATTCTTAGTGGAATGAATCAGAGTTATAAAAATATGATACACTCTATCAATATTACATCTGATGAGACTACTGAGACTAAAGACTTTACTCCACTGTATGAGGACCTTAAGGGAAATTTTATTGTTAATCAAAGTGAGAATGCTAAAATAGGATTCTCACACTTTAACAATATGAAGACTATTAAATTTGTTCCTGATTGGGAAACTTATGATCTCTTTGTAAAGATGGACGATGATGATATTTACAAAAAAGATTATGTGAAAAACATCGTTGAACACTTTATTAACAATCCTGGAATAGATGTAACTTCTACAAAAGTTATGTATCAACTTAATGGATACGATCTTCGCTCAAGAGAAGGTGGACTTAATTATGATAATTTAGGAGGAAATCCTGAAGGAACAGATTATGCAATGCCTTGCACATTTGCTTTTAATAAAAAAGGATTGGATTCTATCCTGGATCTAACTGAAGCAGATGTATGTGGACACGATGATATGATGTGGAGAGTTGCCTGGGTTAAAACTGGAATTAAACATTCACTAGTCGATAACTCTGAGGAAGTTATCTGGAACATTCATGGAGGCAATGCCTCAGTAGGATATTTCTTAACAAAAAAAGAGGGTTAATTCCCTCTTTTTTTTATAATCGATGTGATAGACTGACTTGAATTGTTTACAATTTCTATGTTGTCAATCTGTTCTAGCAAGAGATTGAAATTCTCAACAACTATGTGATATTGATTATCTTCAGAAATATGTTTATTCTGAAGATCTTCTAACAATTTCAAGGTGTTATTGTAAGGATTGCTATAATATGATGAATAAAATCCAGGTAACGATGTATGGAGATCTTCTAAAATATATATTCCATTAGGCTTTAGCTTTTGAAACATTATTTTAAATGTCAACTGCTGTTGTAACATGGTATGTCCTCCATCATCTATCACAAGATCTAGATCCTCAGGAAGAGATATTAATTGTTCCTGTTCTTCTTGATTTGCAATAATCGTAGATATTTTTGATGAATCTAGATATGGATATGGATGTATATCTACTCCATATATTTTAGCAAGTGGAAAGTATTCATTCCACATCATAATAGATGCTCCATTCAAAATACCAATCTCTAACATTCTAATTGGAAGTTCTCTTAAATGAGAAAGCACTCTATCATAAGTATCTGTATACCTATGATAGGTTGCTTTGTCAGTATTAAACTTTATACCTATCTCAGTTAAAGTCATTTTGATAACTTTTTACCAGTAAGTGGACTTTGAGGACTCTTTCCTCTGGTCTTGGCATCGTTCTCCCTCATAAACATGGGCTTCTTTTTAGGAAGAATAGTCACCTTGGGAGCTTTCTTAGGTTTGCCACTTATCATTTCTTCTTAGCGTTAGACTGTTGCATCCTAAGCTTTTCTTCAGGAGTCCACATCTTGGTTCCTGATTTGGGTTTAGGCTTCTTGTTCATTTCTTCTTAGAAACCTTTGTACCACATTTAGCTGTGGTCCTATAATTAAGGCTCTTGGAAAGATTCTTTGGAGAAGGAGTAGGCATCTTTTTTGCTGTACTCTTGGAGGGAAGACCAATAGCTGTTTTTTTCATGATTTGAATTTTAAGAGATTAACAACATTTTTTTGTTTTACCACCAGTTTTCATAGGAGGAAGACCTTTTCTTGCTTTAGAAGAAGTATTAACAGGAGTAGGTTTTTCTGCTGGTTTACCAGGAGGGGTATAATTCGTTCTTGCTGGAACAGTAGCTTTAGCTTGATCTATAACATTTTTACCAGATGGACGTTCACTATAAAAACGTGCAGTTTTTGCTGGAGCATGATTTCCTAGTGGAGAAGATGCTGGCTTTCCTGGAGGAGTATATGTTCCTGTAGATGGTGTCTTTGGACCTGATGTAAGTTTAGAAGCAGGACTAGTACTAGCTGCACTTTTAGCAGGAGGTCTATCTCCTAGAGGTTTAGCTGGAGCTTTCTTTGCAGCTTCTTCCTTAGTCTCAGTGGTATAGCTCTTACCATTATATGTAAAAGTCTTTGCACCAGACGCTTTATTACGTTTGAAGGCTTCTCCAAAAGATTCAGCTTTCTTCTCAGGAGCTTTAGCTTCAGGAAACTTATTAGGAGGAGATTTAGAATCTTCTTTAGAGTAATTACCTTGACGATCCTGGTAGTTAGTAGAGATACCATCGTCTGCTTTTTTCTTAAACTTTGCGTTTGCTTTTTTTAGAGTTCCCATAATTATTTGTTTTTAGCCATTTTTTTAAATGTGCGAGCCAATGATTTACGTTTAGGAGTACAAGTAGCCTTAGTCATAGGGGTACAATAACCCTTATGCTTAGGATTAACTGCTCCTTGGATCCAATTTTTCTTGTCTGCCATAACATTTTCATTTTTTAACTGTTAGCTTTGCCTGCATAAATTCATCTTTAGGATCTGGAATTTCAAGAACAACACCATCTTCAACAGCTTTAACCATAAGGTTTTCAAACACATTGTTAGCTTTTTCAAGAGCTAAGATACGTTGAGCTTCAGGAGTTCCCATGATACCTCTAATGGCATTAAGGATTATTCCAAATTGATCTCCAGTAAGTTCGAACTTGTCATCTGGTATCCAGGTGTAACGTTTTGCAGGATTGTAAATTTGAGACATAATAATATAATTTGTTGGTTTATAATTCAATTGAGAAGGCCAGCACTCCTGAGGTTTTAATGCTCTTGGAGATATCAAGCCTAATGTTGAAGATGTTATGTAGTTTGAGGATTTCCTTGAGCAACATATCGTTGTATTTAGGAACACTTGGAGCTAGTCTGAAATGATAAGCTTTAGGGGCTTTCACGATTTCAAGACTTGCCAACTCATCTACAGAACTTAAGACCCCTTCCAGGTGTGCAAAATAATTTTCTTCGTTATCAAGCAATATTGCTGGAAAGAACCTTCGATTGATTTGCATTACGACAATGTTAAAAGATATTTAGTCTTGGAGGCTTCACCTGACAAACTCTGAGCTATATTCTCAATGTCTGGCATGTTGTTACTCCCTGCATAACTTTCTAGTTGTCTAGCAAATATAAGTAATTCGTTGACAACTTGTGTCGATAATCCTGAAGAATAATTTTTAATAGGATCCACAGGCATAGCTTTTGTTCTAATGCCTGTGTATCCCATCATTTTCTCAACTATCTCATCCTTCAGATCGAATACTTTATCGTATAGACTACCAAGAGCCATATGTTCTGCGTAGCTCTTTGTCTGCCAATGCAACTCGTGGATTTGCAGTTCGAAGTAGTTCATCTTAGCCTTTACACTATCTAAAGATAATGTTCCAGCATTAAGCATTTCTTTAGGAAATAGAGACTCTGCCATAATAATTAACCTCCACCCCTAGTAGTTGTTGTACTAGTCGTAGTACTAGTCGTAGTACTAGTCGTAGTAGGTGCTGCTGTAGTTGTAGTAGTGGTAGTGGTTGGGTTACAGCATTCGTAAGCTTGGATTTCCATCCACTTACCAACCTTAGGCATCTTTCTACGAAAAATAAGACTGCCAGCAACCACTCTGCCCTGTCCATCGAAACGAACATAGGCTTTAAGTTTCCTGTCGAGACTTCCCATAATAATTAATAGTTTAAGTGATATTTGTCAAACAATTCTTTCAGCTCTTTAACATAGTACCAGCTGCAGTACTTTTTACTATCTTCATTCTCAAATACAAAATTGATTTGAGGATCTGTAAACGGATCCTTTCCACTATGGTACTTCCCTTTGTAGAATGTAGGATATGAGAAAGTCTCACTTACCTTCATTAACTCACTGGAGATACCAGCATTGTGATAAATAGGATGTGTTTCCAATCTATCAATAGTATCTGTTGCCCAACTAAATCCCATCTCAGGAACTACTTTAGGGGCAACATCTCTTAACCATAAATTCCAAAGAACGGACCACATATCAGCACACCAGCTTTGAAAGCCTTTATTCTCACTCTCAAAGAACTCTTTATTAATGTGTTGGAGATAGGTACGAATTACTAAACAGTCGTTCATTACCTTACTCCAAAACTTAGCATCTATGTTCTTTAATAAATACTGTGCTCCTCCAGAATTGAGATTATGCTCTTCAGCTATCTGTCTGTTGACACCTATTAGGCTTGTAACTTCAGCGAGAACATCCCTAGTAGCATATTCTTCTTTTTTTTCTAGTAGAACATCATGCACTTTACTATCAAAATAGCTTGCATTAATGTAGCTATTTGTGTCTGATACGTAGTTAATATCATCTTCTATGAGAGCATCAATGTTGAATCTTTCACTGAATACAATATCACAATCACAATAGAAGATAGCATCAGCAACCCTTTTAGGATTTGCTTTAAAGTATCTCCATAGGACATAAGGACGCAACACTGAAACATAAATTCCTAGTAGAGGGGTTATGTCATGATCGTCTGTATAAAACACAAATTCTGCCTCAGGATACAACTCATTAATTCGTTGCCATTTTGGTAGATCTGGAGTTCTGTCTTTAGGAGTAAACACCAGGACTATTGCATCCTTTGAGTGATTAATCTTCTTAAGACTCTCTAGCCATAGATGAACTTGCCATGTGTAGTAAGTATCATCTGGCTGAGCACAGATAAATTTGAGATCTCTCATATGTAGTTGGTTTTAAAATTTCAAATGAACATTAGGGCATAGCAGTAGTAGTTGTACTGGTTGTTGATGTAGTAGTGCTAGTAGTTGTACTAGTTGTAGTACTGGTGGTAGTAGTACCATTAGCTACAACTTTACCTACTAAACCAATCAGTTGTTCCATTTGTTTTGATATGTTCCATAACTGCTGTGATATTGGATCTTGTCCAGTGGGTCTTGATGGTATTGTCATAATTAATATTTTTAATTATTTATCAAATTTACTAAATGTTTATATACATTGTTCCAGGTATGAAATCTTTTTGATTATATTTATCCAGTAGGGTTGACCAATGATTTCCAAAAGTCTTCTCGAAATGAGGTTTGTCCCCCCATGATTCCCCCCAGGTCCATCCATGGTTCTGGAATATCTCAACAATTTCCATCCAGTCTGGTGTACCATCTTCATCAAAATCTTTTGCTGTATCCCAGGAAGCTGTTACTCCAGATATGAGAACTATGTCAAGAGCGAGGCCATAGTTATGATAGGATTGACCACCTTTAGCATTTGTTACTACTCCTAATCTATTACCAGCATTATCAAATAGTTTAGTCCTTCCCTGGGCATAGAGAGCATCCTGCTCTGCAAAATTTCTTAATGTATAGGCGAATCTACAATAGGTATCACTTTCTAATGCTGGAACTATCTCATTGAGATAGATTCCTTCTACTTCTGTTATTAGTTTGGGATGTAGAAGTTTGATTCGATTGAGTGTGGTTTGATCGATCATGATTTATTTTGTATTAATGTCATCGCAGAACTGCCTAATATAAGACTCATTAAGCTATAGATAATAGGAGGGTCAATCGTAACCTTACGAAATACACTGTATAATATAATTATACAATACATCAGCAAAGCTATTAAAGCAATAAACCTTTTACTTGATTCAGGTTTCTCAGAATTAATCAGATCTTTTAAATACTGTATCATTTTCCTAAATGTATTTTCCAATACGATTGGATGCCAAATTGTAACTCTCCATGTATATTTATTCCTGTGTATATACCATAGAGTTGGTCTTTCTTATTCTTAAGCATTATTCCAGCATTGATTTGACTAACTGGATTAATTAGACTGCCTTGTAGAGATCCTCCTATGTATAATTGATTTCGTGATGGGGGAGGAAGTGTAATTGTTTTAGTTATAATTGGATATTTTAGATTGTAACTAAACATTCTATTTGTTAATTTATTCCTGGCTAGGGTATCTGTTACATATACAAACCCTATGCTATCGACTTTAAGTGTGTCTTTGTATACATTCTTTCTGAAATATAGATCTAAGAGATCTGTATATTGTTTTCTTAGTCGAACACAATTTGTGTCTGGAACAAATGTAGGTGGTACTTCTTCAGGTTTTGTATAGACGATGTGAGGTTTACCAGGCACAGTGTCAGTATGATTAACCCATACAGTATCTATATGGATTGTAGGTTTTGCAGGCTCAGGTTTAGGTTGATTACATCTACTGAGGATTAATAAGACTACAAGTAGTCCTATGATTAAAAACAAAAAGTTCTGTTTTATAAAGTTCATGATAATAATTTATCAATTTCTACAGAATACTCATCTGTAATATCTACTTCAATTATTCTCTGAGAAGTCTTCTCAACCAATTCATCAACCTCTGACATTAGTTCCCTCCTCTATCTCTAAATTTAAATAACTCATCGAGTCTTTTTACAAATATTTCTGCTTCTGTTTTAGGATCTGCTCCTTTACGAACATTGTCAAAAGCTCTGTTTCTTTCTTCCTCGATATATAGTATTTGATTTCTTGTAATGTAAAACTCGAATAAATATTGTTTGGTAATTTGCTCTCTTTTTATTTCTTCCTGACTAATGACTATATCATTTATTTTATTAGTATTTCTTGCTTGAAACTGACATATAAAGAATAACATAATGACAATGATGATCAGTAAAGTTGTCATTGTTATGTCATATAATGTGGGTGGTTTAAAGTGAACATACTCTTTTAAATTCATATTTATTTTAGTTTAACTGTAACAGCTTTTAAATAAGCAACATCTGATATGATGTTCTGTTGGTTTGTTTGAATGGTTGTTTGATTTATTTCCATTATTTTTAATTTCTCCATCACCCCTTTTTGATTGGTGTCTATTCTAACTATGTCTAATCCCTGAGCATTTTGTGTTGTCTTAATACTATTCAAGTCAGTAATAATATATCCACAAAGAAGAATAACTAGTCCTGTTAGAAGTGAATTGAATGACTGTAAGGAGATAGTCTTTTCGCTTTTATCTAGTGTCATAAATTTCATGTTATAGTTAAATGAAGACACCCATCCCTTGATAAAAAGAGTGGGTGTAGATTGTAACAAAACTAAGTATTTATTTTAACATTATCAACATTTTTAATTAATTTTACACTTTAAACCAATAAATTATGCCAACCAGTTACAACTTCTTTAAACAAGAGATCAAACAATGGTTTCTTGAGAACATTCCTACCTCTAAAAGGATCCTGGATGTAGGTCCAGGAGAAGGAACTTATGCTACTCTACTTCATTCTATAGGATATAGAATTGATGCTGTCGAAGTCTACGAACCTTATGTACAACAGTTTGGTCTTAGACGTAAATATGATAATGTTTACGTCAAGGATATTCTAAATTTTGACATACAGGATTATGATGTGATTATCCTTGGTGATGTACTAGAACATCTTGACATACCTTCTGCAAAAGAACTAATCTGGAAAATTAAAAAACACAACAAGCAATGTGTGGTTGCTGTACCATACACGATGCCCCAGGGAGAAGTTGATGGAAATATACACGAGGCACATCTGCAGGAAGATCTAACTCCTGAAGTAATGACGTTGCGTTACCCAGAACTTAGGTGTCTGTATAGTAATGAGCATTACGGATATTACGAACTTCCAGACCCTAAACTGGAAAAAGCATTTGTATTATATGCAACGATTAATTATCTAAAGACAGTTGAAGGGGCTGTAAATGCTCTGAAAGCAGTTAGTAAGATTCCTATCATTGTATATCTGATGGATGGCTATTTAGAGATAGAAGGGGCAACTGTTGTTCGATGGGAATGTAATGTTGCAAACCTTCCACAAGGAGAATTCATAGACAGATCAGTGTCGTGTCTTTATAAGATGATGATACAACGACCTCTTATTGTAAAAGATGCCCTACAGAAATATGCCAAAATTGTAGCTTATATAGACTCTGATTCTGTAGCAACAACGTATGCAGATCGTATATTTGAACTTGCCAGGACAACAAAAGGAATTCCTTATTTTACAGAAGGAATATATGATTTTATGTTTTCAAATGGTAAAGGAGGAGTTGATCCAAGTGAACGTCTTGAAGTTCCTTCTTGTAAATTATTTAATGTACCTATCACAAATCAATCATATAGACAAACAGGATATTTTGTAGCCAGTGAACACTCTATTTCATTTTTGGATGAATGGAGTTGGATGTGTAATCATCCAGAAGTATTAAAGAATCCCCAATGGTATGCTCCTTTTCATGAGGAAACAATTCTTAACGTATTACTTTGGAAGTATAATATTACAAGTGGTCTTCCGTTAGTTTATATGAATATAAGATTAGATAATCTGGATAAAGTATTAAAAAATCCTCAATGGGGAAAAGAGACTGATATGTGGATAAAGTATCCAGAAAAATCTGAGAATCTTTTATTCTATCATGGAGAGAAAAACCTTGATAACATGAACAAAATGATTTGTGTACAACCACAGATGAAGAAATCAATGAGGGTACTGTTCTTAGCACCTCATCTATCTACAGGAGGGATGCCTGCGTTCCTTCTGAAACGTATAGAAAGCCTTCTGAATTATGATGTGGAGATTTTTGTGGTTGAATGGCAATGTGTCAGTGGTGATTTTGTTGTTCAGAGAAACGCTATAATGAAATTAGTTAGTAATTTTTACACTCTTGGAGAGGATAAGTACGAACTAATGAAAATTATTAAAGATAACGAAATTGATGTAGTTCACATTGATGAGATGATAGAGCATGTTGGTAATTGTCCTTTCAGGTTAATGAGCCAGCTTTATGCCAATGACAGGACCTGGAGAATTGTAGAGACCTGTCACAATGTTGTATTCAAACCTGATACAGAGAAAAAGTTTAATCCTGATGCTTATGCCTTCTGTACTCCTTATCATATGGAAGTGTTTAAGAATATGCCTTCCTACAAAGAGGTTATACAATTTCCTATTGATAACAATACCCATAAGGTATGGGATAAAGGAGAAATTAAGAATCTTCTTGGAATGGAGAAGGGAAAGAAACATGTCCTTAACGTAGGACTTTGGACCAAGGGGAAGAACCAGGGAGAAGGATTAAGGATTGCCAGTAGATATCCAGATATGCAGTTTCACTTTGTAGGAAACAGAGCTGGAAACTTCCAAGATTATTGGAAACCTCTTATAGAACATCTTCCTTTGAATGTTACAATATGGGATGAGAGGGCTGACGTTGAATTATTCTACCAGGCTGCAGACATCTTCATGTTTAATTCTACATTTGAATGTAGCCCTTTGGCTCTTCGTGAAGCTATTGGATATGGATTACCTATCGTTGCCAGGGATTTAAAAGAGTATGGAGACATGTTTACTCCTTACTTGCAATCTCTTGATACTGACCTAAATATAATCGAGCGAGAATACGATATTCCTGAGGATTGTACAACAGATTTATTTGGTGGACTTCACAACGAGTTATACTTACGATTACAGAATAAAGAAGTGGTAATTTCCAACGTAACTGTTTCACCTGTAAAGATCACTCAGCATTTTGTAGATTATCCTTTCCTTGAGATAACAGGACCTAGTGATAAGATGTATAGAGTAGAATTTTATGATGAGAATGAATTGTGTCATTATAGCACTACTATTGAATCAAATCATTGGGTAAGACTTGATCGTAGATATTTCATCAAATGGACTGCCAAGGTATGGGAGAATGACATCCTGATTTATCAAAAGACCCTCGACTTTACAGGACAACGTGTATTCATATCATTTGATAGTTCTTCCTTAGGAGATAATATTGCATGGATACCATACGTTTTGAAATTTAAGGAGAAACACAATTGTCATGTGATAGTATGTACGTTTAAGAATGCTCTGTTCAAGAGTGTCTATCCAGAACTTGAATTCGTAGAGCCAGGATCAACTGTTCATAACATCATAGCTCAATATAAAATTGGCTGGCATTATGATCCATTGAGAGAACCTGAGGTGCCTAACACTATTTCTCTGCAGAAGTGTGCTAGTAACATTCTAGGACTTGAACATGAAGAGATTCAACCAAGGATAGCTTATAAGATAAACAAACTTCCTACGTCAAAACCTTATGTAACAATTGCTACAAATAGCACATCTGGTTGTAAGTTCTGGCAGAAGGAAGATTGGCAGAAAGTTATTGATTGGTTACATGGGAAAGGATATGAGGTAATCAATGTTTCCAAAGAGAAAAATGAGTTCAGTCATACCACACAACTCTTTGATGATTCCTTAGGAAACACAATGAATGTTATTCATCATAGTAAACTCTTGATAGGACTCTCTAGTGGTTTATCCTGGTTAGCCTGGGGAATGGGAAAACACACAATCATGATCTCTAACTTTACAGAAAAAGATCATGAATATGTTTCAAACTGTACACGAATTGTTGATACCACTGTCTGTCATGGATGTTGGAACAGACCTGATATCAAGTTTGATAAAGGGGATTGGGATTGGTGCCCTATTCACAAAGGAACTTCTAGACAATGGGAATGTCAGAAAGCTATAACAGGAGAACAAGTAATTGAAAAACTTCAGAATTTACTATAATATGATAAAGGGTACGCTAATATAACGTACCCTTTTATTTTTCATCATCCCTCTACAGAAGATTCCTCTACTATTGGAATTTCAGGTTCAATAGTAACAGCTTGAGAAGCAGTTGTATAAAGTGGTGTAAGCATTTCTACAAGAGCAACCCTCTCAGCAATAAGTTCATCTACTTTAGGTTTAGCCAATAACACATCTGCTTCTAAGGAAGCAAGGGTACCTTTAGCTTCTTCAACAAGCGTAGCTAATTGTGTTTGTAAAGTGATGAAAGAATTCTTCTTGATGTCAGAAAGTACAAGTTTCCAATTGTTATTAATCCATTCTGCCAGATATTTAGCAATGACAGGGCCTCCTGAGACGTCTATCTGATTACTAGGTTCAACTTTTTCATTGTACCATACAGTAACTTTATGGGTTACAGATAATTCTGTTGCATTCTGTAACTGTGTGTATTCTTGTTTTAAAAGATCAATTTTTTCCATGATGTATATTATATTAAAGGATTTGATGAACGTTATACCACTTTTGAACGATTGCAGTAGCGGTGAGTGTTGTTTGAGCTTTGAGGATTTCGAGGTCTGATTTGAGTTTGTTGATTGCTTCCATAATATTGAGTTTTAAATTGTTTGCTATGTTGGATTATCTTCGATAGATTGGGTTAATTGGTGTCGTTAAGTAATTTATTTTCATCAGCATCTAATACCCGACTCCAATATTTAACACTATTAATTCTGCCATTAAAATAATATGTACCATCTGATGGGGATAATCCAAAAATGACCCTTGCAGTATTAGAAAATGATGTAAATCCAGACCCAGCAATGATTGTGGTTGTGGTTGTGACAGCCAACCCATTAATATAAAATTGACCTAATAATCCACTTTTAAAGGTATATGTAAGCGTGTAATCTATATTTGGAGAAATGACCCCAGTATTTGAATTAGAGTATTGAAAACTAGCCGTTCCTCCGCTATTAAATAAATAGATCGTTACTTGTCCGGTTGTCATATTTATTAGAATTGTATATTCTCTTTTACCTACTTCGTCTCTGGTAAGTAACGTGTGATACCCCGATGTTCCAATACATCTAAATTTTACACTAATTGTGAAATTGCTATTTGGTAAAAAATTCATTACCCCATAATCCAAATACGAAGATGACCCATTAAAATACGTCGCCCCCAGATTACTCGCTGGCGGAATAACAGGCGTTGCCCCTACTACTGTTGCCTCATGGTTATTGGTTAAATCCAGCCAATACCCAGCGTTATAAGCTAGGGTCGAAGGGTTTTTGGCTAATCCTGAGGGGGAGAGATCGAGGCAGCAGCCTGCCTGTTTAACTGAATAATTATCAATCTGACCACTCCATGATGTGTTAGCAACTAATCCAACATAAACAGATGTAGCTAATCCAGTATATGACTTTACACCAGACGTCGTTATTGCTCCAGCAAACAATCCACTATACATGGTTAGATATGACCCGTCAACCGTATGCGTAATCGTAAATGTTTCATTGTATTTTTTGCCAACTGTTAAAAAGTTATTTTTATACAACGAATGGCCTGATCCATTAACGCAATATGCCTGTCCGTCATGTATAGACCATCCCCCATCTTTAGACCACCATGTATCAGAAGCAAAGTCTGTGTTTCCAATCAATTCGGCAGTAGATGTAATCCTATCCACCGCTTCTATCGGATACTCTGGACGGGAGTAGTTGGCTATTTGGGTAGGGGTGAGGGTGTAGTTGAAGATGCGGCACATGGAGATGGAGCCCTGAAGTGGGTAGTATGTTCCATAGGTTGCTAATGTACCTAAAGTAAGCGAGGCTGTATAATTTACATTATCGGTAATTCCACTATTAGTTATGTCGGTAATTAATGTGCCTACATTAGAGGTTCTTTTATATATCAATGTATTAAGCCCAACGTGAATTTGCCCATAATCACCTATTGGACTACCTCCAGTATTTGTAAGTTTTATCGTCCCATTGGAATTTATAAGCAAAGCTAATGCCCCAACACCTCCCCCAGTTATGGCATAAAGAGTAGATGGCAGTGATGTAATATTGAATTGCACAATTACCGTAAAATCTCCAGTCCCAAAAGCAGGAATATTCGGTAACGAAACATAATCACTGCTGCCATTAAACGAAAAGTACCGATTACTTCCACTTCCTTGTCTGTCGGGGACGTTGTAGGTTGCTGTCTGTATCCCTACTGCCTTACTTACCTGATCAACATATCCATAGTTCTGCTCCCTTAACACACTTGCATGATCCCAATGTGTAGGTGTAGTTCCCGTTGCCACAAACTTAATCCCTGTTGCATTACTCGCAGCACCTACATTAGTGAAATCATCATTAGTATTATAAGTTACTATTAAATAGGATCTCCCAGAAACTAATGACCCACTTGTTAATAATGGTCCTGGAACTACTGACCATTCATCTAATGATGCATGAAAAATTAATCCTTTTTGAAGTTCGCTTATTTGATTCATTCTTTTATATTATAAAGGTTAATATAATATTGAAATTGTTCAATGTTTGTTTAAATGTTTCTTGTATCATTATTATTTTATATAATTTATTAAAAACTACGAATAGCTCTAACTCTAAAAGGAGATTCTTTATCTGCCTCATGTAAACCTCCTCTAAAATTTTGTTCCCATGCAGTATTAGAATCATTTTGACTTGAGGACCAATAATAATCTCCTACAGTAAATCCACCAATAAGATTTTGGTTTTGAAATAATTTAACTAATTCATCTTTAGAGGGCAAATACCAATCAGTATAACCACCTTCAGATAAATCACCACACAATCTTGCTGCTATTCCAGCAGTTGCACAACCAGTCATAATGTCAATAGTATTTTGATTACCAGTTCCTATTGTAGTGTCATTTGCTCCTGTTATTAAAGTACCTTTACATCCCCACTCAGCTCCAGCAGAAGTATCGGCAACAGTAGCAACAAGACCATGTTGAGTTCCAATTTCATATCCAGGATCGCCAACCTGTAGAATATATGCAATTTTACCACCTAATGCTGCCTGACCAATTACATATTTTCTTTTAGAAATATAATTTAGTCTCATGTTCTTTTGATTTTAAGACTTCCACGAATTAATGTAGGAGCACCAGTATAAGAAGTGTTGGTTACTAACACAACCTTGTCTGTAGCTACAACAGTATTCGCACCAGTAGCTGCAGTATAGTCTCTTGAAGTGTCTACAGTGAGCGTAGTGAGACTAGTAATATCTGTTGAGTTAATCTTGATATGAACATCAGTGAGAGTACCAGTGTCAACTTCTAACACTATCCCCTCAACGGTATATCCATAAAAAGCATAAAGGTCAAGTTCATATGTCTGTGATGTTCCCGCTGTAAGATCCCTGAATTCGAATGGAAGAGCTTCAATAAGTCCTTTCATAGAACAAGAACCAATGTCTATCTTAAGTGTATTCACTCCTCCTGATCCATCAGATAAAGCAGATACCTTAAACAATCTCTGTCCAGCTACTGTAATGCTTACCCCATGTTCTGTTCCACTAGGAGAGGAAGCATCAATAGGAATATCTACTATATCGTGTAGAGGAGCATTTAATACATCATAGAAACTGTCTATCCCTATAGGATTAGCAAATTCAACAACATTATCTTTGGATAATTTTACAAGATTAGCAGGATTTCCTGCATAATCATATGTAGGAAGCCATTTGTCATTTAATAGAGGGAAGACAGACATTCCACTCGTTCCTGCTGTACCACTTGTACCAGTAGTACCAGAGGTACCTGAACTACCTGATGTACCTGTAGTGCCTGAAGTACCTGACGTAGCAGAGGAACCACTAGAACCACTTGTACCTGTTGTCCCACTGGTAGCAGAGGTGCCACTAGATCCTGATGTACTGCTAGATCCTGAACTGCCACTAGTACCAGTAGTACCTGATGTTCCACTAGTTCCACCTGTACCATTAGTTGCTGATGTTCCACTACTTCCTGATGTAGAAGAAGTGCCACTACTTCCACTTGTGCCAGTAGTTCCAGAAGTAGCACTGGTTCCACTTGTGCCAGTTGTACCTGATGTTCCACTGCTACCAGAACTTCCACTAGTTCCAGCTGTGGCTGATGTACCTGATGTACCACCTGTACCATTTGTTGCACTAGTGCCTGAAGTACCTGTTGTACCACTCGTTCCTGAGGTTCCTGTTGTACCTGAAGATCCTGCTGTAGCACTAGTACCAGAGGTTCCACTTGTAGCATTGGTTCCACTGGTTCCACTAGTTCCAGTAGTCCCTGAAGTACCATTTGTACCATTTATTCCACTACTTCCAGATGTGCCACTTGTCCCAGTTGTACCTGATGTAGCAGATGATCCGCTACTACCAGAAGTACCAGTAGTTCCACTCGTAGCAGAAGTACCACTTGTTCCACTTGTTCCATCAGTGCCAGAGGTACCTGTAGTTCCAGACGTAC